CTCACCACGGAACTCAAAAGAGTCCTCACCAAACTTGAGAGCTAACTCTGGTTGTAAAAGGACTCCATTCTTATAAGTTAAAACAGCGAGTCCTGACTGCCAGTTCGTCTTTTTACCTTCTAGGTAATTAACGAACTGCGGATCTCTGGATGAGTCTGCGGTCATTCCATGCCGTACCGCATACCTTCTCCCCCTTCTATCGTCGTAGGCCACAACATCAGCCCTGTGGTCGTGTCCTGTGACTATATTTACGCCAGACTTTAATGTGTTGTTATATCCGGCGTGAATTCCACCGTTTTCCCTGTGTCTGATTTCAGTGTGACTTTGCTGGCCTTCGTTTACAGTAACAAACCAAGCTGGTGTCCATTCAGGAATATGGTCTTTAAGGTGTACACCTTTTAAGTTTCTCAACTCAGGTAAGTTCGCAGCAATACGACTTTCCATCCTTAAATCGTGATTACCTGCCGTCCAGATTCTTTTTGAATTTGGAGAGGATTCAAGAATCTCTTTAGACCTATCTTGGACTGCTTCAATTTCCTCTGCGACTGAAGGTTTAGACTCCCACCCAATAGACGGAAAACGGCTAATAGAAGATCCGTCAAAAGCATCGCCATTCCAAATCAAAGCAAACGGTTTTAACTTTTTGGCTAAGTAAACATAAGCCCTGTGCATAACAGGAATGTTATCGGGCCAGTAGTGTTGATCACCTGCTACTAAAATAACCCCGTCTTTTACTTTTAACTTAACCTCAACGCGGTCAGCAGTAATTAACATCGACTGATCGTATTTTTTGCGATGGTATTCATCAAATGTCGGGAGAATAATTTGATGCCGTTTTTCTATTCGCCTACGCCTTGATCGTACATTTTGCTCATGTAAATCAAGATACTTTGCAACTTTAGACGTTGATTTAAACTTATTCCATGCCTCAATAAACTTTTCGTCAGAATGTTTTGATTTCATATTCCGCCCTTCCATCCCATTTCTTTGCAAACTATCTCAGCAAGAGCCTCAAAGTTCGCATCGTGTAAGTGATGATCACAATCCGCGTTTTGCTCTAACGCAGCATGGATCATTTCATGTGCAACAATCTTCAATACTTCCTCGATTGTTTTTGCTTTTTTATTGACTACTAGAACTTGGTCGGGCCAGTAATAAAGCCCCCAAAACTTATCCATGTTAAGAGCTTTAAAACTTACTTTAACAGGAAGTCGTATGTCTTTGAAAGCAGTCTTTTTTAAAAGATTGTAAGACGCTTTGATAGACTGTTCAGTAACAAGCATGTCACCCCATTAGATATATGCTTCTCTCGTCTTTGCGTCTTTTGACTAACCCAGGTAATTCTCGACCACCGGCTTTAGTCCACATCATAAACGAGTCTGCTGCGCCATCAAAATCGCCTCGATTATGTTTCATCCTGATCGTAGACCTTTGAAGGTTCCCTAGTCCTACATTGAAACTAAATGACACAAGCGCATCAAAGCGAGACTGAGTAAGATAATTAGGGCACAGTCTAAGAACACCCCTCTCAAAACGCTGTAAATCGTCTTTAAGCAGCTTATCCACTTCATCTGGTGTCAACACCCTATCCCAACCTTCCGGTATCGCCAGAGCCTTCCTATCCTCGAATTTGACGGATATATGAGACTGATCTATTACATGCCCAACTCCAACAGTCCAAATCAAGGCGGGACAACGGTAAGGTTTTAACTTAATACCCTCATGGTGCTTAATAACCCTAATGGCTTCAGGGCTTACGTTCATTTCTTACTAAACGCTTGGGTTCCAAACCAAAACGCCACGACAGAAGACCAGATTATCTGTGTCTCGTCATCCCAAAGCTGATCTAACATTACGGTGAATTCTGCGTTCATCTTCCAGGCATAGACAAAACCAGCGACTTCTACGAAGCAGAATAGGATAAATAAACCGTAAGTAATCGCAGGGCGAACCATAGCCCTAGCATTGATTACCCATTGACTTGCATCTTTACCAATCTCAATGTCGTGCTTGTAAAGAGACTCACGCTCTTGAACCGCAGTCTGTAGGGCGATCTGATCAGTCCTTATTTCCTCTACTTTCTGTTGAGATAGAAATCCTAATTTCATGGCTTCTAACTCTTTCTCCCTTTGAATCTGAGCGAGAGCTAATTCATGTTTCTTATCAGACTTATCTTGGAAGAAATCTAACAGTTTAGGTAAACCACCTGCGAGAAAAGATACAAGAGTAGAGAGTAGGGTAATCATTTTTTTACTTTCCTGCGAACAGGTTTAACAGTTGATTTATTCATACTCGCTTTAATTCCGAGATATAAATAACAATAAGCGATTATTGCGATACCTAAGTCCTTAAGAATCCACAAAGGAGCGTCAGCGTCACTAGGAGACACACCTGTATAAATAAATTGGACATTCCTAAAAGCCTGACAAACAAGACCTACAACAGCAACAATTAAACCTACCTTATGCCAAGCAGGATATAACCTCATCCTCTCAGACAACGCACCACAAAATATAATTACTGCTGCTGTAAGATCAATAAACGTGACTAAGTAAAATAAAGCGGTAGAACTCATTTGCGCGGCCTTTTAACTTTAGCCTTACCGCGAAGTTCGTTAGCTACTTGTAATATGTCTTGGTTTTCTCTTTTGTCGAAGAAGTTTGCGACGAGTGATATAACACCGACAGACAGAACACCGATGCAATAACCAATACCCAAAGCAGTATCCGCTTCATTTATATCTACCCCTAGTTGCTTGGCTACCACACCACCTAAAGCAAACGCAGCAGCCACAGCAATGCCACCGATAATTGCTCCAGCAGCAAGTTTGCCATGTTGATGAAGTTTCTTAGGTTGCCAAAAGAACGAGATAGATAAACCACCAAAGAATCCTGCGATTCCGGTGAGTGCTTTACCTGCGGATAAACTACTGCCAATTGTAGATATTGGTTCGCCCATGATTATTCCTCTACAGATGAAATTGCAGCTGCTGGCAATGTCCTTTGAACAGCAGGATTCCATGTCTCACTGGTGCTAAGAATGTTTAATACTTTGCTTCTTTCGGAAGTCGGCAAAATGGCAAGCAATTCATTAGCAGACCTACCGGATTGCATGGCATTTTCTAAAGCCTTATAAGTCGCTTTATTTACTTTTCCTTCAAACTCTTTCATTCCTTCACGCAATATTGTTACTGGACGACTTAATAACGGAGGAACAGGAATCCCCAACAATTTAGATTGATTTTCAGCAAAAATATCTGCCAATGGTTTTCCACCCATCTTAGCCAAAACCGAAACCCTAAGATCTTTTTCAACACCTTCGGCAAGTTTTAAAAATTCCAACGCAGAACTTTTTGGTCGTTGACCACCCATTTCTTTAATAAAATCATATCGTCCTGGGCCAAAAATATCCTCAACAGCACTAGGATTATTTCCTTTTACTAAATCAACAAATCCTTTTTTATCTCCATTTACATATAAATTACGCGCATAGTCTGCCATTTGTTTTTGTTCAATAGCTTTCATGCCATTCTCAAAAGTCTTGAGATAATTTCCCCAATTAGAACCACCTGCATCAATTATGGCGTTATCAATCAATGGTTTTATATCTTTCAAAACCTTTGCTGCAAGGTCTTTTCTGACGTTATCTGCCATACCAGGATTTAATTCTGCTATTGCTCCAGAAACACCATTTTTACGAATTGCATAAAGTGCTTCTGGCGTTATGTTTCCAAAACGATCTGTCCAAGCAGAAAGCATTTCATTAACTCGTTTAATTGCGCCAGCAGCATCTCTATTAGTTGCAATATCTGGATCAGCTAATTTAGAGCTTAATTTTGATATTAAATCATCGGTTTTTAATGGATTAAAACCAGAGTCTGATAAGTTTTTAATCCTTTCTTGAACATCACGCGCCATTTCACCAAAGCGCAAAGATTCCTCTGCTGATTTAACGGCTTTTTGTTCTGCAAGATTTACTAGGTTTTCAGGGTATCCATACCTAGATGGCGTTCTAGGCAATCCCAAAGCAGTTGAGGTTCCACCAATTTCACCCCTGCCCCAATTTTTTGCCCAAAACTCAGCCCTTTGAGATAAATCAGAGAGCCTTCTAACATCGTCTACATTAGCGGCTGCTGCGCCTGCATATGCAGCATATTCACCTTCAAGACCAGGCAATACTTTCCCTGCAATACCAGCTTTTGCTAATTCTTCTTCTCGCATTGGAGTGGTAATCGCATTTAGTGCTTTTTTTGATGATTCTTGAACTGCGCGTGATTCTGTAATACTTGCACCTCCAGCTAAACGGTTTAATGCGCTAGTAACTTCAGCATCTTGAACGGCAAGCCTTCTAGTCCACCAACTACCGGTATTTGAGGTTTTTGCAAGATTATCTAATGCTTGCCATGCAGAATTATCAATTCCAGCAGCAGCTTGACCAGCGGTTTCACCTTGCGATGCGGCAAGGTTGGCCGCTTTGATAGCGTTAATATCTCCAGCAGCAACATCCCTTGCAATCTTTGCTGCTGATACTTCGCCAAGTTTTCCTGAAATTGCATCGTATAACCAGCCAGTGCTTTTTGCTAATCCCTTGACAACAGGAACCGCGACACCAGGAATGGCCGCACCTATTGCTGCGCCAGTAGTTGTCGCTTCCGTAAAGTCTTTTTCTTCAGGACTAATAACTTCTCCAGCAGCAGCGCCTACAGCACCGGTAACACCGCCACCTAATAATCGTTGAGCAGCGGTAGTAGTAGCCGCGCCTCGTCCAGCAAAACCCGCACTAGAAAGAATTGGAGCAAATGCTCTAGTAGCACCAAAAAGTCCAGCAGCCGCTCCTAAAGCTGGGGCGGCAGCAATGCCAAGACCAGTTTGAAACAATGGTATTGTTACATTTTGTCTAATTGCTAAGTTTTCTGCGGAACGTTCTTCTGGAGTGATTTGCCTACGACGCGCCAAAATACGACCAGTTACCGCTGAAGTATCTTCAGGCAACGACGGTTCTCTCAAAGCAACATTTACATTAGAAGGCTCTTGTTCACTTTTTTGTGAAGAAGTTCCCATAAAATCTTCTGCTGTAGCTAAACCAGATGAAATTGCTTTAGCCATAACTTCTTCTCTAGAAGTGCCATCTGGAATATTTTTAACCAATACTCCATTAGGAAGTCGAATATCCATTAGCGACCCCCTTCAGATGGCATATCGCTCCAATTAACTTCTCTTGGTTGAGTAGCAGAACTTTGTGGCGGAGTTTTGGGCTGTTGTTTTTTATCAATTTTCCCAAATGCCGCATTGCGCCAGTTGGTGTATGAGGTTTTAATTTGATCTAAATTGGTTTTTAAGGTTTTTTGATCCAGACCCTGATCTAAAGAAGCAAGAGCAGCCTGAAGTGCCTCAAGTTCTTTTACGGCAACCTGACCCAATGCTCCTCCTGTTGGGCTTGCATTACGCATTTGCTGTAACTGATCGAAGCCAAGTCTTGCCTTAATAGTTGATAATGCTGATGCTAATGCTCTAGCATCTGATCCAGGGATAACAGATAGATAACTTCCTACACCAGTAGTTGTTCGTCCTAATAATTTTTCTGCTTCATCAATTTTTGTAAGAACAACTTGCGTACCTGAAGCCACGCCTTCAGCAGAAGCTAATTGCTTTTCAATCTTTTCATCTCGTTTTGCTTGAGCATCGTCTATTTTGCCCTGCAATATCTGTCTTTGTAGGTCTGTTGTTGCGTTTTTTTGTTGTGCAGTTAAAGAAGTAAGCAAAAGTTTAAACTCCCTGTCTTTTGCTCTTTCTTCTTCTCTGCGCTGCGCTCTTTCTTTCTCAAGTTCTGCACGCGCCTCTGCCTGTAATTGCATTTGAGATTTACGCTCTAAAGACTGAAGAACTGTTTTAGAATCGCCATATCTACGCAAAACGTTCTGTAATTGTTGCTCTGACGCATCTGAAGGCAGTTTCGCTAATTCTTGTTGTAATTGATCTTCTCTTTGCTGTTGTTGCTCTAATATTGTCAACTTACCTGCGGCCAAAGATGTTTGTGCTTCAGATGCTCTGCGTTGAGCAACGCTTGACAGCATTGCATTAGACCTTTGTGACAATGCCGCCGCAAGTTGAGCATTACCAGAAGTTGCGGCAACCCTTGCTGCTTGAGCTAAAGACTCAGGATCATTTGGATCAACATTACGCAGAATCTGCTGCTGTTGAGCAATCATCTGCAACTGAGGGTCTTCAGCACCCAACAAAGTGCCAATCCCGCGACCAAGCCCACGACCAGCGGAATAGAATCCAGCAGACGCTTGTTGGAATGGACTAAGTTGAGCAAATTGCATTGCTTCCTGTTGATCTGCGGCCTGTTGAGAACGCTGATACATCTCAGGAGTTAAACCGAATAAACCGCCTACGATTGAGTCTTGTGCCATGATTAACCCCCGTAATATCCACCAGGTTCAAATGCTCCTGCCTCTTGCTCATAAGCGGTAGGCGGAGTCATTGCGCCAGAAAAGTAGTTATAAGCCAAATTACCAAGCTGGCCTAAACTTGGAATTCCACTTGCTTGACCATATCCACTAGCAGTCCTTCCTAAACCTTGAAGGAAACCACCCATCGGGCTTAATTCACCTGCGCGTTGTAAAGTCTGTGCCGCACCAATTCCGCCTTGCAATAAAGCATTAGCAGCAGAAGGACTTGCAATACGACCACCTAACGCAGAACCAATCGTAAGCGGTTCCATACCAAGTGACTCAATAGATCCAGCAGTTCCAAGACCAGTGGTAAACGGAGCATACGCACCAGTAAGACCTTGACCATAACTACCAAGCAGTCCAGCACCGGTTCCAAAAAGACCAGCACCAAATGCTGTTTGTTGCTGACCAGCTTGCATGGCTTGAGCCGCTAACTGAGCATCTTGTTGGGCTAATGCGTTGTAGTACGCTTCCATCTCAGGAGAGGCTGCACCAAGACCAGCAGCACCGCTAGGACGCTCACCAGTGCCACCTACGGCTAATCCACCCCTACCGGTCTGGAATAAACGGTTTTGCAGTTGAGCAAATTGGCGCTCTCTGGAAGGCGCTAAAAGCTCTTGCTGCTGAGAAATATACCGTTCTGCTGCTTGTTGTGGAGACTCCGCAAGATACTGTTGGCCTAATCCAAATAAGCCAGTGGCGGCACCTTGTAACGGGGCATAAAGACCTGGTGCTTGTTCGGCAAAGCCAAGACCCTGGCCTGTAAGAGCCATAATCCTATCTTGGTAGGCTTTAAGCTCTGGAGAGACTTCATATCCAGCAGAGGATACTCGACCAGTAGTGGGATCGTACCCAAATTGGGATTGACCGAACCTAGTCGTAATCCCAATAGGTCGGAATCGCGCTTCTTCAGCGGCGATCCTTGCGGCTTCAGTTTGAGCAGCAGCAGATTGAGCAGCGGCAGATTCCATCGCTGACGCTTGCTTTTTTGCTCCCATAAACCCCAAGACGGGGCCGACAATCTCACCCATAATTTTCTCTCCAGAGATACAGCTTTCTAGTTATTCCATCTAAACATTTGTGATTCTCAACTACCTCAAAACCTGTAATTAAAGACCATTTGTACATTTTTTCATCGTCTATAAACGGCATTGCGTATATATCTTGCTTCTGTTTTCCAGCCCAATCATTCCAATCTTTACTAAACTCTTTCTTTATACTTTTTGTCCATTTAAATACATCCATGTGGACAAATAACAAACCATTTACGTCTTCTGTATATATAATGTAATAATCAGTTGTAATTACAGGTATCTTCACGCAGTCCGTTCATTCTTCATGAAACCCTTTTCCACATATACACCACAATGTACGGTTGCAGATTTGCGTTGGTCGCGCTTGCGCCTTCTGTGCTGTTGGCTACGGTGATTCCGGTAGTGCTAGTTGAAGATGTAATAGTTTGTTGAGAACCTGTATTGGAAAATGCAACGTAGCTACCACCAACTTGCGTAAGTGCGCTAACGGTATGGTTATGCCCAGGATCAGTAACCGTCGCCGTATGCGTGTGGCTGACAAGAGTCGCATTCGCAGAACCACCTGTTTCTTCGGCGGTGTCAAACGCTGCATTACCAGCATCCAAACCAACCATAACGCGGCCAGCACCGAAAGCGACCCATGCTCCAAAACCCAAAAGTGTTGCAGGATTGGTGCTTACTGAAGCATTTGTATATATTGATCCAATAGGATAAATAATTGGATAAACAGCAGCCAAAGCAGCCTGAACGAAAGCAGTTGTAGCTAAAGAAGTATCGTTATCACCATAAGATTGAGTAACTCCAACGGCTCCGGTAGGGAGCGTTACTGTTCCGGTAAACGTGGGAGATGCCGTATCTGCTTTAGTAGAAATAGCAGTAGCAATATTATTGAACTCTGTGTCAATCTCAGTACCTTTGACGATCTTATTGGAATCGCCAGCAGGTAAAGTATCTTTTGTCGCAAAATTAGTGCTTTTTACATAATTACTCATGATTGTTCCTAACTAAGTTTTCCGTTTTTGGCCTGAATTTCAATCTTTTGAATACTTAATGCAGCGCCATTGATATTTGATTCATATCCAGTTTGAACCAGTTTTCCAGTTCCAGTACCAGATACAGTTAAGGTCTGTATAAGTTGTCCATCACTGTAGTAGGCAACTGGAGAGCCATTAGCACCATATTCAGCAACACCGTATTCATAAATGCCTTGAATCGGAATTTGCGAGTTATCTGATAAATAATTATCAGTTAAATCAAATGCCCATTTAAAAGTGACGAATTGATTTGTTCCGCCAATAACAACAATAGATATTCTTTTAAGAACGGAAGTCTGAGCAACATTTCCAAGATCGGCGTAGTTTGTGTAATACTGCATCCTGTAGGCAGAACCATCATCTTGATATCCGGTGTATTTGACTACATAACCGGTTTTACCAAACAACAGATCTCCGTTGGCCCTAGAGTAAAGAGCTTTTGGATCTATAGAATTCCAAACGGTTACTCGTAACGAACCATCTTGTAATTGTCCCCTAGTATCAAAACAGTAAACCTGTTTTACAGAAGGCAAAGTAATTAGATAAATTGCGTTTCTTTCAGAGAATACAGACTTAATCTTTGTTAAATCCTCCCCTGCAACAATATCCATTAAGTCGTTGCGTACATTCTTTGAAAGATCACGGAAAGGTAGTGATTTCTCTTGAATTGTTCTCATTAACGAACGAATACCAGTGTTAGATAAAAATAGTATGTCCGTACCAATAGCCTTAACGCTGTCTCTAGCAATACAACCAGTTCCTATGATTGAATCATCAATAACTAATTCAGCAGGTGAGGTTGCGTTTTTATAGACAAGAATCTGATTCTTGCCAAAGATAAACAAATATCCGTTATGAGATGCAAGTGCTTGGATTTCATC